CCTAAACTTAAAATAGGTAAACTTACAATTCAACATGTAAAGTTCAAACAAATAGGTGAAGATAAAAATGGCTATCCAATCAATGAACATATTAATGGAGAACCTGTATTGGAAAAAATTAAAATGTATAATTTACCTTATTTAAAGAAAGAGGTTATATCAATTATAAACTGGTTAAAAAATAAAGAATAATGGCAGCAGTAGATTCAATATTAGTAAATGCTAAATTAAGTGTTCAAAGTAAATATAATGATGTTGACTCAACACCAATATATATAGTTAGAGATCATGTCCAATATTATTATAAATATGTAGACAATAGAGGAAGTGTAAGTGAGATTTTAACCGCTGTAATTTTTACATTACCGGTTGATAGTTCATTAGGACTAAGCCTTACTATAGTATTACCTTTAGCAGATTTTCATACCTTAATGACTACATAATGATAATAAGATTATTTGATGTACAAAATGATAAAGTTATAGCTACAGAGCACTGCTATACATTAGAATTCCTAAAAGGAATAAAAGAAGAGTACCCTAATACTCATATGTCTATATATCAATACTTATTTTATATGACATGTCCAGATCCTGAATTAAATCCATTTTTTAATTTACCTGAAATAGATAAAGAAGATTTAATTATAGAAGAATGTAAATTAGAAGAGTCTATTGAAGATCCTAAAATAAGATATGCATTAGATATGTGTTTTAAATTATATGAAACTCCAACCTTTAGAGCATATATGGGTATAAAGAATGCATTGGATAATATGGCAACATATATGGCAAATACTCAAATAACAGATGGAAGAGATGGTAATATTAGTCAAATACGTGCTGTAGCCAAAGATTTTGATGCAATTAGACAATCCTTTAAGGGAGCATATAAAGATTTAAAAGATGAACAACAAACTTCTGTAAGGGGTGGTCAAGGATTAGCGTATGACCAAAAATAAAAAAGAATTCATATTCTTATACTGGGATGAGCCGGTATATAAACATAAACCAAATAAAAATGGCAAATCAAAAGATAATTCCAATAGGAAAAAAGGTTCTAATAAAAGATAGAACTGTAGGTGAATACTATCCAGGTACTAATATATTAAGGACAGAAATAGTTAATGATTATATTGCAGATGTAATAGCTATAGGAGATGTTGTAGAAAATATTAATATTGGAGATGTTGTAAAGTATTCTGAACATGCTACAGAATTTCCAATGCAACATAATGGTGAGACTCACTTATTAGTAAATGCAGATATGATTTTTGCTAAAATAGTATATGAATAGATATATACCCACATATGAAGATGGAAAATGGAGTATTACTACATTTAAAGAGGAGGAGTTTATAGATTATCTTATATCTATTTTTAAAATACCAGGAGAGTATGATTTTGATGAAACGGCATTTATATTTAATTATGAAGCTAGAGAATTTAATAATCAAGGTTTTTATTGTAACGCTCCGTTTAGATCAAAAGACTTTATAAAATATTGGGATGACCAGAAAAATAAATGTAGAAATGGAGTAATATATAATAATAATGGAATATCATGGTATATAACCAGAGATTATTATATGTGGTTAAATTTTCTTCCTATTTATGATAAGGAAGAGAAAGCTTATGGATTTGCTAAAGTTAGAGATGCCCAATATCATATGGCACTTTATGAGTTATTAGCAGAACTTCATAATAATCATGTTGCTATATTTAAGAAACGTCAGATTGCAAGTTCTTATTTTCATATGGGTAAACTTATAAATACTTATTGGTTTGAAGAAGGTAGTGTTTGTAAGATAGGCGCAAGTATTAAAGATTATATTAATGATAAAGGTTCTTGGAAGTTTCTACAAGAATATAAAGATTTTCTTAATGAACATACAGCTTGGTATAGACCCAGCAATCCAGAAAAAGTATTACTTTGGCAACAACAAATTGAAGTTAAAATTGCCAATAGAAAAACAAGTAAAGGTTTAAAATCTAAAATACAAGGGGCATCATTTGAAAAAAATGCAACTACAGGTGTTGGTGGACCAACAACTTACTTTTTTCATGAAGAAGCTGGTATTGCTCCTAAGATGATGGATACATATGAGTACTTGCGTCCTGCAATGTCTTCAGGAATGATGACAACAGGTATGTTTATAGCTGCTGGATCTGTTGGTGATCTTGATCAATGCAATCCTCTTAAAGAAATGATATTACATCCAGTTAATAATGATATATATCCAGTAGAAACTAATTTATTAGATAAAGATGGTGGAATAGGTTTGTCTGGATTATTTATTCCTGAACAATGGTCAATGCCACCATATATTGATGATTATGGAAATTCAAAAGTAGAAGAAGCACTTAAGGCAATATTAATAGAAAGAGAAGATTGGAAAATAAAACTTAATCCTGAACAATATCAATTAAGAATATCACAAAAACCAACAAATATAGCGGAAGGCTTTGCTTATAGAAAAGAATCTCTGTTTCCACAAGGTCTTATTAATAGACAATTAAAAAAGATAGAAGATAAAGAATATAGTTATGAGCATATAGAACTTGAAAGAAGTGAGAAAGGGATTGAAGCACATAGAACTACAAAGCTTCCTATATCACAATTCCCAATAAATAGAAAAACTCAAGATAAAACTGGATGTTTGGTAGTATGGGAAAGACCTGTAAAAAATCCACAATGGGGTGCATATTATGCATCTATTGATCCTGTATCAGAAGGTAAGACTACAACATCAGATTCATTATGTAGTATATTTGTTTATAAAAATTCTGTTGAAATTGCAAGAGAAACTCCAGATGGAACAGAACATATTATTGAAAAAGATAAAATAGTCGCTGCCTGGTGTGGTAGATATGATGATATAAATAAAACACACAATCAATTGCAACTTATAATAGAATGGTATAATGCATGGACTATAGTTGAGAATAATATATCATTATTTATTCAACATATGATTGCAAAAAAGAAACAAAAATATCTAGTACCAAAACAACAGATATTATTTTTAAAAGATCTTGGTTCAAATAAATCTGTATATCAAGAATATGGTTGGAAAAATACAGGAACATTATTTAAGAATCACTTAATATCATATGCAATTGAATTTCTAAGAGAAGAAATAGATGAGGAATTAGATAATGAAGGTAATACATTAAATATAACATTAGGTATTGATAGAATACCAGATCAAATGTTGTTGAAAGAAATGCTTGATTATCATCCAGGACTAAATGTAGATAGACTGGTAGCATTTTCTGCATTAATTGCTTTTGCTAAAGTCCAACAATCAAATAGAGGTTATTTAAAGATTAAAGAAGCCGGTTCTTCTTTGGATAAGTCAAAAAATTTGCATAAATTAAAGTATAGTCCATTTAAAAATTTAGGGCGTAAAAAACAGGTATCCGGGGCCAGACCTAGAAAATCTGGATTTAAAAATTTTAAATAATGAAAGTATTAAATGCAATGCAATTAAAGGCTGGAGCCAAAGCAGAAGGCTATCCAACTTCATCTAGTCTTACACAACCTATACAATTTCTTCCAAAAAGACAAAAGAATGATGACTGGTATGCATGGAATATTGATTGGTTAGAATTACAGGGAATGGAGTTCCTACGTTATAATGCAAGAAAACTTTTAAAAAACTATAAACTTGCTAAAGGTATTATAGATAAAACAGATTATATCATAGAAGAAGATAATGAGTACAAAGATCTAATGGATGTTCTTACAAAAGAAGATGGATCCGCATTAGAGTTAAAATTCTATCCTATTATTCCAAATGTAATAAATGTTTTAACAGGAGAATTTTCAAAAAGATATTCTAAAGTTCAATTCAGAGCAGTGGATAATACTTCATACAATGAAATGTTAGAACAAAAACGAGCAATGATTGAAGAAAATCTTCTATCAGATGCTTCAGCTCAATTAGTAGCTAAGATGATTGAGATGGGTATGGATCCAGCATCAGAAGAGGGGCAACAACAATTATCTCCTGAAAATATTAAAACACTTCCTGAAATAGAAGATTTCTTTTCTATGGATTATAGAAGTATGGTTGAGGAATGGGCATCTCATCAACTTAATGTAGATGAAGAAAGATTTAAAATGCAAGAACTTGAGGAAAGAGCATTTAAAGATATGCTTATTACAGATAGAGAATTTTGGCACTTTAAGATGATGGAAGATGATTATAATCTTGAACTTTGGAATCCAGTACTTACATTTTATCAGAAATCACCAGATGTTAGATATATCTCTAATTCTAACTATGCTGGTAAAATAGACTTAATGACTATTTCTGATGTAATAGATAAGTATGGTTATTTAATGACAGAAAAACAATTGCATTCATTACAAGAGATATATCCAGCTAGATCTGCAATGTATCAAGTAAATGGAATGCAAAATGATGGTTCTTATTATGATGCATCAAGATCTCATGAATGGAATACACAAATGCCTGGACTACCTTATAGACAATTTGTGAGTAATTGGTCAAATGATCCGGCAAGGGGTGGTGATATTGTTAGTGCAATTTTAAATGAAAGTGATGATGTAGATATCTGGGGTGAGTCTGAACTAATGCGTGTTACTACAGTCTATTGGAAAACTCAACGTAAACTTGGGCATCTTACAAGAATAAAAGAAGATGGTGAAATTATCCAAGAAGTTATTGATGAAAGTTACAAAGTTACTGAGAAACCTGTTTATGATACTTCAATCTTTAAACAAAAGTCAAAAGAAAATCTTTTACAAGGTGAACATATAGATTGGATTTGGATTAATGAGGTATGTGGAGGAATTAAGTTAGGACCCAATTTGCCTGCATTTTGGAGATCTAATATGGGAGATAATATAAATCCTATATATTTAGGAATAAATAGAACAAAGCCAGGAAGAATACCATTTCAATTTAAAGGTGATAATTCATTATATGGTTGTAAACTTCCTATAGAAGGTAGAGTATTTTCAGATAGAAACACTAAGTCTACTTCACTGGTAGATCTTATGAAAGCATACCAGGTTGGTTATAATATGGTTAATAACCAAATAGCTGATATTCTTATTGATGAGCTTGGTACTGTTATTATGTTTGATCAAAATTCTCTTCCAAGACATTCAATGGGAGAAGATTGGGGTAAACATAATTTAGCTAAAGCTTATGTAGCAATGAAGGACTTTGGGATGTTGCCGTTAGATACCTCAATTACTAATACAGAAAATGCCACTAACTTTAATCATTATCAAACATTAAATTTAGAACAAACAAATAGATTAATGTCTAGAATACAATTAGCAAATCATTTTAAACAACAGGCATTTGAATCTATTGGTGTTAATGCGGAACGTTTAGGAGGACCTATAGGACAAGAAACAGCAACAGGAGTTGTACAAGCTTTAAATCAATCATATGCTCAAACTGAAGTATATTTTACACAACATGCAGATCAGCTAATGCCTAGAGTTCATCAAATGAGAACAGATCTAGCTCAATTTTATCATAGCACTAATCCAAGTGTCAGATTAAGTTATATAACTACAGAAGCAGAAAAGGTAAATTTTGTAATTAATGGTACAGATCTTTTACTTAGAGACTTTAACATATTTGCTACAACAAAAACAAATCATAGAGCTATTCTTGAGCAATTAAAACAAATGGCACTCCAGAATAATACTACTGGTGCTAGTATTTATGATCTTGGAAATGTACTTAAAGCTGAATCAATTGCTGAAGTATCTGATATTCTTAAAGATGCTGAAGCTAAAACTGAAGCTCAGAGAAGAGAGGAAATGCAGCAACAAGAAAAAATGCAACAAGAACAAATAGCAGCTAGACAAGAAGAAGAACAAATGAAGCTACAATTTGAGCAACAAGAAAATGAAAAGAATAGACAAAAAGATATAATGGTAGCAGAAATTAGAGCTGCCGGATTTGGCGCTCAATCAGATATAAATGAAAACATGGTATCTGATTATGCAGATGCAATGAAAGACATGAAAGAAACTAGTCAGTATAGAGAGCAGATGGATATGAAACGTGAGGAAAATGTAATGAAACAGTCTAATGATAGATCTAAAATTGAAGTTGAAAAAGAGCGTTTGAAAACTCAACAAAGTGTAGCAAATACAAATCTTGAGATTGCTAGAGAGAATAAGAACAAATATGATGTTCAATCTAAAAAAGAAAAATCTAAAAAGAAAAATAAAAAATAATGGGACCTTTATTACAATCATTTATAGAACTTTTCAGGAATAATAAAAAAGAAAGATCTGTAGATACAAAAAAGAAAAATAAATTATTTATAGTTGCTACTAAAGATTATAAAGAGAAGTCTAATTTAGACCGTGGTACATATAGGCCTGGTAAAGAGCTGACACTTATTGATATTTATACACTTTTAGAAAACTATTATACAAAAAGTGAGATAACCCCATTAATTAATACTGATATTTTGGGTATATCTTGTTCTGATGAAACAACTCCTTTGGTAGTAGCGCCTGCTGTTTCAACATTTAGAACAGCTCAACCTATTGCTGAAATTATAAATGTAAGAGCATCACTGACAACAGCTCAGGTTTCAGGATCAATTCTTACTGTAGATATCAATAGTAATGGTTCAAGTATTTTTTCTACTCCTATAACAATAGATAATGGAATGAAGACATCATTTACTTCAGTAACTCAACCTGTATTATTAACAACAACTCTTCCTGATGATGCAGAAATAACAATAGATATTGACCAGATAGGTGATGGTACAGCAACAGGTTTAAAGATATATTTTACTATTAAAATATGAGCTTTTTATTAAATTCATATAGATTTAATTCAGGAATCTTAAATACCAAGTCGTTAGCTTTTGATGGTGTAGATGATTATATGGATTGTGGGAACGGAAGTGATTTACAAATTACATCCAATATCAGTGTCTCATGTTGGTTTAAAACCTCATCAAGTGCAACCATGATGCTGATTACCAAAAGACTTTTGGGTATTGGTGCTGGATATGGTTATCAATTATATATGGCTGGGGGTGTATTAAGATTCTTAGTAACATTAAGTGGCTCTGTTACATATACTGCAACTGGAACAACAATCATCAATGATGGCCAATGGCATCATGTATTAGGCACAATTAATCAGAATACTCAAATATCAATTATTCTTGATGGCTCAACTGATGGAACTAATTCAATTGGTCCTGAAGCATTTGTTGAAAGTAATAATCCTTTATTATTAGGTTATAATCAAGTTGGTGCAGCCAGTTATTACTTTGATGGATTAATGGACGAAGTATCTATTTTTGACGCATTAGTTAGTTCATCAGCTTTACGTAAGAATGGAGAACCCGCTAATCTATCAAGTGTAAGTAATTTAGTTGCCTGGTATAGAATGGGAGACTATTCAACCTATCAAACACCTCAGATTTTAATGCCTGAGAATACTAATATAGAAAAGGTTTCAAATTACTCAATGGCATTTGATGGTGTGGACGATCA